AACAGGTCCTACTGGTCCTATTGGTAATACTGGTTTAACAGGTCCCATTGGTCCTATTGGTAATACTGGTTTAACAGGTCCCATTGGTCCTATTGGTAATACTGGTTTAACAGGTCCTACTGGTCCCATTGGTCCCATTGGTCCTATTGGTCCTATTGGTAATACTGGTTTAACAGGTCCTACTGGTCCCATTGGTCCCATTGGTCCTATTGGTTTAACTGGTGATATAGGTCCCATTGGTCCTATTGGTTTAACTGGTGATATAGGTCCCATTGGTCCTATTGGTTTAACTGGTGATATAGGTCCCATTGGTCCAACCGGCGCAACCGGATCTACAGGTTTAACTGGTCCAACCGGTCCAACCGGCTCAACCGGATCTACAGGTTTAACTGGTCCAACCGGTCCAACCGGCTCAACCGGATCTACAGGTTTAACTGGTCCAACCGGTCCAATTGGTTTAACAGGTGCTACCGGTTCTACAGGTCCAATTGGATTAACAGGGACAACAGGTCCAACCGGTGCTACCGGTTCTACCGGTTTAACTGGTTTGACTGGTCCCACCGGTCCCACTGGTGCTACTGGTTCTACAGGTTTAACTGGTCCATCGGGTCCAACAGGTCCTAATGGTGCTACTGGTGCTACAGGTTTAACAGGTCCTATTGGTCCAATAGGTCCAACCGGTTTAACTGGTCCAACAGGTCCAATCGGTTTAACAGGTCCGGCAGGTCCAACCGGTCTTACTGGTCTTACTGGTCTTACTGGTCTTACTGGTCCAATCGGTTTAACTGGTTCGGCAGGTGCCCTTGGTCCAATCGGTCTAATAGGTCCTCAAGGAATAGCTGGTACATCAGTTACTGTAGAATCAATATTTGTTTGGAGTGCATTATTACAATTAAATATAGATATTACTAAATTTCAATATGTAACATTTGAAAATATACCTATTGGTCCTATTGGTCCGGTGTGGATAACTACAATAGCTATTGGTTATACTAATTCAACAGGTTTTATAGTACCTACTAGTGGTTGGTATTTAGTATCATATAAATTAGATATAAGATCCGGTGGTACTAATACAACTATTAATAGTGATTGTAGTGGTACTAATACAACTATTAATAGTGATTGTAGTGCGGTTTTAACACAAAATGGAACTCAAATTACAGGTTCAACAACATTAATAGAAGCACCAGAAGCAGGTCATATTTATTCAATATCAAATAATGTTTTAGTTAATTTGGTATTAGGTGATGAAATATCTTTATTATTTTGGTCTAATGATCTAAATACCCAAATTGGTGATCCTACATATATTACTGGATTATTACCAAATAGTACTGTTCCAACTGAAACAACCGCATCAATAGTATTTACAAAAATAGCTTAATAAATTAATTAAATGAAAAATTGTAACCGCATTCTAAACAAGTTACAAATGTTGTAGCTGGTTCATCACCGGCTCGTGTTTGTTTTTGGGTAACAGAACATTTACTTTTTTTACATTTAGAACATTTAAATGCAGTTGATGACTTAATATCATTTTTTTTATATTCTTCCATTTCTTTTCTTTTTAATACTTTTTCATACTTTTCAGGATTTAATTCTTCTGGTTTCATATAAGCACTACGTTTAGCTTCATCTTCAGTTGTAATAATATCTTTATTTTTATATAAGGCATATAAAATTTCTTCTACTTTGGTATCATAAATTGATTCAAGTAAAAAAGGTATTTCATTTATTTCTGAATATTCAACTGAAAAATCATTAATACTTTTTTCAATTAATTTTGCAAAATCTTTTTTAACATATTTACTAAGAGTTTTAATAGTTTCATTAATTTTTTCTGTTTCCATTATAAATATATATATTATATAATTTTAAATATATATATTTTCAATTTTTATTTTTATAAATTAATTTTTAATCATTGTATATATTCCATATGGTTTCAATAACCCATTTTTTAATAGGATTAATTACACCATTAGAACTAATTGTATTTAAATTACTCATAATATTAATACATAATTCATCTTTATTTTGAAGAAGTTGTGGTTCAGAACGTCTTGGTATGGCATTATTATAATCTGTTTTTGTTTTAATTACATAATTTTCTAATTCAGTATATATATAATATCCTTTTATTATATCAACCGGTGTATTTTCATAAAAATATTCTGTATTATATAATCTAGGTTGAAAAACTTTATGGTTAATATCTAAACTACCAGTTGGTAAATGTTCAACTAAACTTTCAATATTATATAAATTATTCCAAAATGGTATTGATTGAATATATTTAAATAATATATCTTTTTCATTATTATTTAACCAAACACCAAAACCACGCATTCTATATTTATTTAAAATTTCACAAGATGATTGAGAACCAACAAAATATTTATAATCTATATTCATATATGTTAAATGAGCTGTAATACACGATGGAGTTAAATATACATTTTCACCATTATAATAAGCTCTAACACATGGAAGATGAAATGTTTGAACTGTTGCAAAGAAATCATCATATTTAACTGAAAATAATTCAAAAGGATAATCAAGATATGGTGATGTAATTTTATATTTAAAACTAATACTAATATTTAATTTATCATTATAAATTTTATCATTTTTATTTTGTTTAGCTAGTCTAATTTTAAATATTAAATTATCAAAATCTATATAATTAGGTTGATTTATTTTATAATTTTCTATTTCTTCATGTGTTAATTTATTAAAAAATATAGTTTTATATTTTTCAATTTCACTATTAAAAATATCTATAAATAATAATATTGTCGTATCATCATTTATTGTATTAATTATAAAATCTTTTGTAATATTTGAATGTTTTAATAATATAGTATTAATATTTTCATCAGTAATAAATAGATAAACATGTTTATTACACACTAACTTAATATATTGAGGGTCGGCATCACTATTATTTTTACATATATTTATACAAATTTGTTTATAAAATATATTAACTTTATTTATAAAATCTATTTGATTATCTGTTAGAAACATAACATCAATATCTGATTTTGTATAATATTCATTAAAATATCTTTTTAATCTTTCATTTTCATTAAAATTATTAAATTGATTAACTAGAGGATGTAATTTTTGAATACATGCACACATTACACTACCACCTAATGCTATTTTATCTCTGGTCCATTCAATACCTTCAAATATATTAATAACTGGATTACCAGTACAAAATATATTTAAATTTTTTTTGAAAGTATCTAAATTAGCAATACCATTATCATATATATAATTAGTTATTCCAGTTTTATACATTTCAACACCACCAATATTATTTTCTGAATTTAATATTTTATCATCAACCATTATTGGCATATATGGATTTGATTTTGGATATTTAATTGAAAATGGAAATACAGGTAATTCAGATGCAGTATTAATATCAAAAATAAACTGACTATTTTTAGTTGTAAATGTTTTAGTAATTGATTCATCTAAATATAATCTTACCCATGCATAACCAATTAAATATCTAAATAAGTGTAAATTTATGTTGTCGTTAATTATATTTTTCATATGTATGAGAACTTTCATATTATTTAAAACTAAGTGACAATATTTTTTAGAAATCAATAAATTACAAAATAATAAATATTTTTCTTTCATAGGAAAATTAATTAATAATTCAGCTATATCTTCTTTTGTAAATATACAATTATTGGTTACTCTATAATTATTATTTATTATAATACTACTAGGATCAACATAATTAGTATTTTTATTTATATCTGTGGTATAATTTTCAATTATCTTATTTGTTTCTTTATTATAAAAATTTAATTTTCTTTTCTTAAAAAGATATGTTAAATTTAATGTTTCAGAACAATTATATTGACGCGTCCAATATTCACTTTCAATAAAATTTAATATTTTTTGTTTTATTATAATTTCATTATTAAAATATTGATTAAGTGTTACCATTTTATAAATATCATCAAATGTAGTAATATTAAATTGTGTTAAATATATTTTAACATTTTCATAAGTCATATTTAATATTATTAAAACTAGGTTTTTTTCATCTAGTTCATAATTATATATATTATAAATTTCTATCGTATGTTGTGATAAAATATTTGTATTTATAAAATGGGTATAATTTTTTAAAAGTGTAATAGGTGCTTTAATTAATACTAAATCTTCTGAAATAGTATTAAATATAAATTTATCAATGTTATAAGCATAAATGGCTTCATCAATTGGGTTCTTATTATTATAGGCGAGTAAATATAAATTAGTATATTGTGTTTTAATATCATTAAAAGTATCAGTAGATACTAATTGTTGTGCGTTAACTAGGGGATTAATTATCATATCGGACATAATTGTTTATCTTATATATGTAAAGTTAAATATTATCAATTTTTTTTATAAAAACCATAAAAATTGAAGATTATATTTTAAGTATATAATGTATTACTAAATTATGAACCAAATTGATAATATAAATAAAAATAAACATATGCATAAGGTTAATAATATTGAAAAAAGTAATAAAATTAAAAATATAATAAATATGAATAATATAATTAATATAGAGGAATTAATTATAAAATTAACAGAAAATTTTACAAAAGTTATATCTATTAATGAAATTATAACAAATAACTTGTATTGGGGTGGTAATGGTGTAGGTGATAGATGGGCTCAAAAAAAATTTAATTATAGTGTTATATATTCAAAAAAATCAGCTAAAAATTATAGTGAAAATGATACAGATGAAATACCTAATGATACATTAAATACTTTTATAAAAACTAATAATAAATGTAGTGGTATAATAGGTATTTTTGTGCATTCTAAAAGAATAAATATTCAAAAAAGACCTATTAATAAAAAAATACATAAAATAATTATTAATAATTCTTGTGTTATATGTGGTTCAAATTCAGATATTATTTGCGATCATAAAAATGATTTATATAATGATGAAAGAGTATTAAATACAAAAAACCAAATAATAAGTGATTTTCAACCTTTGTGTCAACATTGTAATTTACAAAAAAGACAGGTATGTAAAAAAGAAGAACAATTACAAAATATTTATTCAGCAAAAAATATTCTAATGTTTAAAATGTTTCCGTTTGAATTTCCTTGGGAAAAAAAAGCATTTGATAAAACCGATATAAATTGTAAAAAAGATACATATTGGTTTGATCCTGTAGAATTTACAAATAAAATATATTGTTATTCTTGTTTTGTTATGCCTATAATAAATGAACTAAAATATAAAATTAAACATAATAAAATTAAATTAATTGAATGATTTTATCATAATATTCTTTTGATATTTCACAACCCCTAAATTTTCTTTTAGTATTTTTGGATGCTATTGCAGTTGTTCCACCACCTAAAAATGTATCTAATACAATATCATTTTCGTTAGAATGTTTATTTATTAATTCAACAAATAAACATAAACTTTTTTGAGTAGGATGAAATCTATTTTTTCCACCTTGTAGAGGATGCATATAAATTCCATTATCATATTTACTATTAAATGTTGGTTTGCTTCCTTTTATTCCCAATAATGCAATTTCACGACAATTAGTTAAATAATTTACATTTGAATTTAATGGTTGAGGATTTGTTTTAATCCATTCTATTAAACGTATTTGTTTGAATTTATATTTTTCCATAATTTCTTTTAAATATGATATTTTCCACAAATCAAAAAATATAATAATTGTTCCACCAGTTTTTAATTTTTTATAATATTCACAAATAAATTGTTCCATTTTTTCCATTGTAAAATCACTATCCCAATCACCATAATCTGTTTTAACACAATATTTTTTACCAAAAACAGTTCCATATTTCATATATCTTTCTTTATGTTTAGGTGTATCATATTCTATATTATTAGCTTTATAAATATTCCATTCGGCTTCTGTTTTTACAAATTTTACATTATTTTCTTCATTTTGTTTAACTTTATTATAATGTGAATTCATTCCTGAATCTCTTGAAATAATATATGGTGGATCAGTTAATATTAAATCTATTGTATTATTTTCTATAGTTGATAAATATTGTAATCCATCCATATTTTTAATATCAATATTTGGTATAATATTAGTTATTGTTGTATTTTCATTAGTTATAGTATTATTATCTGTTGTATTTTCATTAGTTAGCATTGGTATTATATTATCACTTATAATTAAATTATTATCAATTTTTTTATTAATAGCATCCATAAATTATATAGTATAAAACAATTATATATTTATATATGATTATTTAAATAAATTAATAAATACATTTAATATATTTGTTATCTTCAATAATTATATAATCTAATTTTAATAACATATCTAGTGCTTTATTAAATAATTCGTCAGTTAATCTAAATAATGTTATTTTTTGTTCTATTAATTTATATAGATCATTTTTATTTTTAGGTTCAATCTTAATATGATGATTTATTAAACATCTTATTATATCTTCTCTATTATGTGCTAATTCAATATCTGGATTAATAAATATAGTTTTACATATATTATTATGTAAATAGATATCAATTAAATTATTAGAAATATTATTAGAATTTGATAACTCTAATATATCAATATCACTGAAAAATAATATTTTACCATTTATAAGTGAATTAATAATATCATCTTTAAATTTTGTTGAATAGTTATTAAAAAAGTCTTGAGATTTTATATTATTTAATGATATTCTTTCATTATCATTAAATAATTCTAAAACTAATAATTGTATGGGTAATAATATAATTTCAATATTATTATATGTAATATTAACTTCGCCATATTGTAATAACCAAATTAATTTTCTTTTATTGATATGTATTTTTTCATAATATTCTTGATAATCTAATATATATGTAGTAATTGTATTTGTTACTGTATTATTTGTTATAATATTATTAAAAGTAATATATCCTTGATTATAATTAATATCCCAATTTGCATATGATGTTACAATATTATCAAAATTATATTTACCCGTAATATTATGATAATTAATTAAGGTACTATCTGATTCTCTTTTATCAATAATAACTGTATGTAATTTATAAATATTTAATAAACCTATACCATTATCTAAAAATAATCTAATTAATGACGATTCATTGTCAATATTAGTTTGATTTGATAATATCCTTTGAATTAATAATCTATGACAATTACTAATAAATACATCTTTATTGGGAATACTTTTTATAAAAGATACTATATCTTTTATAAATTTAAAATCAGTATTAATATAATTATGTATAACATCTAAAATCATATTAATAAGTTTATCATTACTAAATATTATACTTAAAAAGATATCATTAACCAAATTTAGTTTTAGATTAGAACATATACTAATTAAATTTAAAAAATTTAATATATCTTGTGATGTAAAATCATTAATATATGTTTTAATAGTTTTTTGTAAATATATAAATATACTTTGTTCAAATTTGTTACTATTATTTGTAATAAATTTATAGTTATTATTAATCAAATTTATTAATTCTGTAATATTACATAGTGGTATTACATCATTAAAAGCATCATATAATAATTCATTAATAGGTTCAAATAGATTAATAATAGCAACACTCATAATAATATGTTCATATATATTTATAATTTTTAATCTATAGTCTATTAAATTATTTAATTTATAAAATAGTTTATATTTTTCTGGAATATTAATATCTATATTAAATAATTTAATAGCATTATTTTTTAATGAATTACCAATTAATTTTAGGAACCATATTAAATCATTTGATTTTATAAACCACTCATTCTGTTTAGGTTTAATAATAGTAATTATAAATTTAACACTATTTACTGTTTCACTATCTAAATTACATAATTCTTGTTCCAAATAATTAAATAATATAGGTTCATTTAATATTTTCATTATAAACATACTACTATTATTTATATTTAATTTTAATAAAAATACTATTTTTGAAATTTTACAATTAAATTTCATAAATATTTGTTTTAAAATTAATAATGAAAAGTTATCATTTTTTATTGATTTTTTAATATGTTGTTTAGTTTGGATTATATGTTTATCAATTATATCATTATAAATATATTTAATCTCTTCTGCATCTACTAATTTATACCATATTATTTGTTGTAAATAACTAACGTGATACATATTGGTTGATAATTCAAAATAATTTTCCAAATAATTTTTTATAATAGAATTATAATTAATATTATTATTATCTATTGTTGTATTATCTATTGTTGTATTATCTATTGTTGTATTATCTATTGTTATATTATTATTATCTATTGTTATATTATTACTATTTTTAGAGATAGTATTAATAATGTTAAATCTGTCTTGTAATAGTGCTGTTGATTGCATATTATTCATAGTTTAATAATAATGCAGATTAATAATCAATTTTTTTATATATAAGGGTTATATCTAGGGGTATTATAGTCATATAGTTTAACCTTAAATTCCCCTTTAGATTTATCAAATTCATGTATATTTATCATATCATTGTCTAATAATTCTCTTTTTCCACGGGTTTCAATAGGTAATTTATTACTAAACCCATCAGTTGATGTTGTTACATAATATTCATATTGATTTGAATTAGGAAATGTTTGTCTTCCAAATAATTGTACTAATTTTTCGTCTGATTTTCTGGATGCTACACCTACTAATTGATAATTATCGGGATAACCCCTTGATGGTATATTAATTAAATTCTGTATTTTAATAGGATATTGATTACTATCAATTCTTCTTTCCGGTGCAATTAATGGATCGTATAATATACTACGGTCTCTATTTTCTAATAGTTGTCTTAATGGTAATATATTTAAATTTATATTTTGTAAATTTGTATTATCATTATCATTTTGTAAGTTAGTAATTTTACTTTCATATATATATTTACTTTCTTTATTTATAATATTCATTATGTAAATATAATAAGTTATAAAACATACTAAAACCAATAATAAAATAAAAAAATAATATTTTGAAATACAAATTTTATCATTCATAATATTATTAATTAGAAATTTTTATAATATATAAATAAATTAAATTTTAAGACTGTCATATTTATCATATATTATATCATAATCAGTTAATTCATTAGTTCCATCATCTCTAATTTTAATTTTCATTTTATCTGGTATATTATTTATTGTATAATTTGATAATTTAATATATTTTTTCCAATCTTGTAATATTTTATTTAATTTTAAATTATTAACAATATTTTCTATTTTTTTATTTAATGGTTTATTATCTATATAATGTTTCCATATATAACTAGTAATATCAAATAATTTATGAGTCGTACAATTATCACAATTAGAACACGTAAAACTATTATATACAAAATAACTTTCAACGAAACCTAAATATTCTAATATATATTGTCTCCTACATTTTTTAGTATAAAAATATTCTTCTACTTTTTTTAAATTATCAAATTTATGTTGATTATTTGGTTCTTTACGTAACATTATTTCTTTTATTATTTTTTTACTTTTATCATAATAAAATACTGTCTCACAATATAATCCATCTCTACCACCACGACCAATCTGTTGATAATATTCTTCTATAGATGATGGAAAACCAATAACAAGAACACATCTAACAATCTGATCTATACCCATACCAAATGCAACAGTTGAAATAATAACATTACAATTATTACTTATAAAATCATCTTGTATTTGACAACGTGTTTTTTTATTTAAGCCGGCGTGATAAGAACCTGATATAATTTTGTTATACATAATATTAAGTTTATTTGAAATATCTTCTGTTTCTTTACGTGTATTAACATATACTATAATACGTTCATTAGTATATTTATCAATATATTCTTTAATTAAATCACAATAAGGCGTTTGTTTCTCTTTTTTTTTTATT